GTATTAGCCATATTAGCACCTCATAAGTTAAGTTTCAGTTTCCGCTTCCGATTGTCCTTTGCTATTTTCAACGAAGTTATCCGTATAGGGCTTCTCTAATGCAGTACGGGTCTTTCACTTAATTTATTATTAGACTCAAATTTATTCAAATTGCAATAGAAAACTCGCACAAACTCATGATCATGTATAAAATATTGCTGATCTTCTACCTGAAAACCTATCCATTTGAGCCATCTTATTGTTTTTTCATGGTCAATTGGTACATAATTTTCCACTACATCATAGCCGATCGCAAGAAAACTAAGAATCAATTTACTGTGTTTGTAGAAAGATTTCCATATATCATCAACCTCATCAGTGCCAAGAAACCAAATCTTACCAGTATGCATATACTTATCCATTGAAGTAACACCACACATGGCTATAGGTTTTCTATTATGTGTAATAGTAAATCCTCTTGCACCTTCTTCTTCAAAAGGAACATTAAGTGCAATCATTGGAGTCACGCCAACCAATGCACACTCTCGGATATCAGGAAGGCGCATATTATCGACAATAATATCAATATCAGATACAACACATGGTCTGAACTCAAGGTTGCCTCTTTTGATATATGTCAATACTTTATCGGTTTCTTTACTTTTTTTTTGGTCATCTGTTATACATCTTCTTAAATCCTTCATCAACCATTTTGACAAAGGCTGGGTCGCGTTGGTTAGGACTATAATATCGAGGATCGTTCATCATCTCTTTGAGCTTATCATCAGTAAGAACAGCAGTTGGTGAGCCTGACCCACTAATAGATGTTTCTTTCAATCCTTCCATCATAAGTTCTACTACTCTTATACCATCTGCTGTTGAACAGAGATTGTCAATAGTTGGTCTTAATTCTTCTGGAAAGTTTGATTCAACAAACAAACCAACAGCTTCTACTCTTTCTTGAGCATGATCACCAAGCTCTTCCATTTCAACATCAGCATCATATCCATCATTGATAGATTCGTGGAACATCATAATGCCTTCCTCGAACTCACTTTGACTAAATCCATTTTCAAAAGCATGATCAGCCCACCAGTTCAATAACTCATTATCTTGTGCCAACTCATCATCAATAACATCAGGAAGAACATAATCACCAACCTCTGCTGGTCGTTCGGAATATGCTTCCGCTTGTATCTCCTCCATCATCTGATTGCGTATCTCTTCTTCTTTCTGTCCGATCTTAGATTCAAGATTAATGTAGCTATTCGCTAGATCTTCAGGAGAGTTAAACTTTTCAGGTAACCACTCAGGTCGAGCATCAGCATACTCTTGTGGAACCTCGATTGTTTGTTCTTCTTGTGTTTCTGTTTGTTGTTCTTCAGCCATTTGATTTCACCTTATGTCCATGTTGAATACGTCTTTCAATTAAGCCAACAATATATCGGCTTCCTTCTGCATGTCGAAGAGTATCATTAGTTACAGCAGATCCATGCACTGCTTCTATTGTTACGCTTCTTAAATATTTTAATACTTCCTTACCAGCTGGTGATGAAAACAGAGAAACAAAATTTAAAGATATATTCTGTTCATCTTCTGTTCCTCTAGGAAATCCATCAAGACTGCTAATGTTAGTTGGCTTGTTCATCCATTGTCCTTTGTGGTTGCATCATTTGTTGTTGTTGCATCTGTTGTGCCATCTCTACTATTGCTTTACGTTCTTCAAGATCTCTAAGTAGATAATCTGGAACACCAAATTTCTTAGCTAAATATACTGCTGTCTCTTCTGAATTAATCAAGACATTTACTAACTCAGGTCCAAATCTGACTCCAACTAGTTCAAGGAATCTGTTTATTGAAGTAATATCTTGATTTGATTGTGCTTGCGATAGTGGTGAAACAGAACGAACTTTGATCTGCCTTCCATTGATTGTTGGTATATTTATACGTCCTTGCTTCTTTAATATGTACACAACACGCTGGAGAACTGGCTGTACTAACTCAGCTTGCAATCGACCGAATGCAGAACCGATACGTCTTGATAAATCTGCCATACGTTCTGCTATCTCTGTTGCACTAGCTGGTGTTCGATCTGGATTACCAAGCATATCATTATACAATGCTCTTTTAATGTTTAATCGCATATCTGAAAGAATAAGATTTGCTACATCAAATGATCCAGCCGCTTTTACTGGTTGTAGTCCAGCAGAGTTTGGTGCTTTAGGTATAACAGTTCCAGGCACAAGATTGATTGTATCAGGATTGATAACACCATCATCATCCATTTGATATACACCGGATATTGCCATCTGTGCATTTTCTAAAATTAATTCTATTGTAAGATTAGTTGTTTTGATTGCGCTCAATGCATTTATAAGTGGACCTCGACCATAGACTGCACCTGGATCTTTACTCCAGCGGAAACATATAAATGGATTACTACCAGTGCCTTTATACTCTTCATACTTTAATAAACACTTTGTAGCAATATCAAAGATGATGCAAAAGAATGCATCTTCATTTGGTTTAGAATAATCACGACAAATAATCTCAAGAACTTTTGTTCGACCATCTGGATTAGATGTCATCTGACTCCCAAGACGAGGATTGATAGTTGCCTTTGGATATAAGATTTTTATATCAGAATACCGAATATCCCTTTCTCGATATACATGATCAATCCTATCGTCAGGACCAACATCCAATACAACATGAGGAAGAGGCAGAGCTGTAAAATTAACAGGATTAATAGCATCGCCCTCCTCGACATGAAGAACACCAGTGCCAAGTGCAAGATCCATAAAAGATTCATGGACTTCCTGACCAAAGTTTGAGTTCTGTATAACCTCAAAAACATACTCAGTTACTTCTTCAAGTTCATTATTTACGGCATCGCGTGAGTCTTTAGGCACCTCACTACCAGCAGTAAAGTCAGCCCAACGAGCAAAGTTAGGAACAAGACCAGCTTGTAATCGCGACGCAAACTCCTGTACTCCAACGACAGCAGTCTCATCAAAGATTTTATCATCTCTTCTTTCACCTATAGATTGTGTAGCGAAGGTTTGACGCATAGGTAAAGCATATTCATAGCACTCATCAAATAAGCTTTCCCAACGCTGTCTAACTGATTTAGCTCTTTCATACTTTTTTAAGAATGAATTTATAAGCTCTTCATCACCATGCATTAGCCGTACATACCCCCACCACTAAGTGGGCTTCTGAAACCAACACCACCACGATTAGAAGTATATAATGCTCTACGACCTCTACTACCTCTCATAACTCTTTGACCTTGTTTGGCACCAGTCTCGTATGTAAGAGATGTTTTTATAGGAGATTCTTGAGCTATCGTCTTTTCTTTTTCTTCTTGCCTACGCTCGATAGTTCTTTTCTTTTCTTCTTCTTCTTTTGATTTTTGTTCTGAAGTAACTACTGGACTTGTTTTCTCAGGTTCACTTCTACCACCACCACCAAAGCACATATCTATTCTCCTTATAGTCTATTCCAAAAACTGGATCTGTTTCTATTATTAGGCGATCTTTTAAAAATATCAAAGCCTTTTCTCGCATTGAAAGCTTTGACTGGTTTTTGACCAGCTATCAAACTACGACCCTCACCAGCACCAAGCATCATATATTGCAAGGCATCATGGATGTGAGAGTACATATTTTTCTCAGGTTTATCATCATATCTTTCTCCTGATACTTGCATACGTCTATAACAATATCCACCTTGAAAACCTTTTACTAATGTTTGACATCTTCTATCAATCAAGAATGCTGGCAGTCCTTCAGACATCTTAGTAAGTTGAGAAGCAACAGCTTCAAGTCGTAGATCTACACTATTACTAGGAGCTGGCACAGCTTTTAATCCAGCACCTCGCAGTATTTGGAAAGGAGTAGATTCATCTGTTTGCGCTCGGAAGTCACCAGCTGGATCGCCATAAATATACACATCAAGACCACTAAATCGTGTAGATATTTCTTGTCGCAGTAACTCAGCAAATCGTACAACACCCATATCAATAGCAACTATCTCAGCTTGTACTAGCCATCGACCTCGAACCTTTTGACCAAAAACAGCAGAAGGAGTTAGTCCAAAGTCAATACCAACATATAAAGGTACTCCAGCGGCAACTGGTATTTCTTCATCAGCTAGGTGAGTTTCAGTCACAAAGTCAGGATAGACTGGCTTACCTTCCTGAATCAGTCCAAGCCTATTCATTACATAAACATCTATCCAGCTTTTGGTTTTACCTCTAATTAGATTAGGATAATATGTTTCAAGAATATTTTTTTTGTTTTCTGCATCTTTATTCAGAGAATAAGAAGTAACTTCTTTTTTATCATTGAGTACTTCCTTCATTGCTGGTGGCTGGACAAAGAATTTCCAGTTATCTGGTTTGACTAACATGGTAGCTTGTTCTCGAGGAATGTGATCAGGTATTGGAACTTCACCTGACATAATCGCCCACCAGTGATCTTCTTCTGGTGCGTTCGTATCACAGATAACACCAGACCAGCTAGCACCACCTTCTCTCATACTTGGATATCTACCAACACGCATTGTACATGCATCGATAATACTCTTTGGTATCTCTCTTGCTTCGTTTACCCATATACCAGTAAGTTCGAGAGACAGAAGTTTCTTTACATCTTCTGGTCTATCTAACGCCAAGAAAATTATTTCTAGATCTAGATCATTTACTTTTATGTGGTGAGTATAAGGAACTGACCACTTGAAATTACCCCAGTCCGATTCTGGAAACCAGTCTAACCATGTCTTTATCGTTGTAGTTCTTAGCTGGGGATTGGTGTTTCGGATAACAGCCCATCGAGATTTCCGAACCCCATCATCATTTGGTTTCTGTTCTAATGCTCTTCGGAATACTTCGACACAGCAACCAACAGATTTACCAGAACCAACTGGGCCGCGGATGCCACGAAAAAAACTATTATCTTTCATAAACCCTTTGAGAACATCCCCATCAGGTTTGTACTTAAACTCTGTCACCTTTATCTACACCAGTTCTAATCATTGCCTCTGCAACCTCAGGTCCAATATTCTCGATGACATTATCTAGCATTTTATTAGTGACGAAAGAAGCTCCATGTTTCTCATCAAAGTATTGAAAGTGTATTTCTTTCACTATGCGTCTTAAATATCTATGTTCCTCTGGTTTGAGATTGTTTATAAAGCTCATGCGAATCTCCTATAGAGTGCCGTCTTTTTTGCTATTTGCTTTGGTTGAGAAGAAAATTGTTTCCCTTTCTTCTTTGCTTTTCTTTTCTCTGCTGTGGTTCGTGCGTACTCTTCTGCTGACAAAGCTTGAATTGCTTTCTTTGGTAGATACCTTTCCCCAGTCACGGAAGACTTCTTGCCACTTTTCGTTTGCCAATCTTGTTCTCCCCAAGCTTTTAAACTTCTCTGTGACTT